TTACATGGTTCTCTACGAAAGAAATATGGTAAAGAATTTAGATGTGTAGCGCATAGCACCAAAGATTGTGTTAGATTTCTAGAAGTTAATTTCAAAGACTTCAGACAATTCATCCTAGATGAAACAGAAAAAGGTACATTCTTCAAAGTCAGACACGGAAATTATGAAATAGGAGAAGATGAACTATCAGATCCTATAGTAAAAGATAAAAGTGTTCATATTACAGCTTTACCTAGTGGTGCTGGTAAAGTAGGAAAAATAATCCTTGGTACAGCTCTTATTGCTGGAGGACTGATATTCTCTGGGGGTTTATTAGGTCTGAGTGCCGTTCAATTAATCGTTACAGGTTCTTTATTACTTGTATCCGGCTTAATGGGACAAAAACCTAAAAATGATGCTGATAAAGAGAACGAAAAATCTTTTATATTTTCTGGCGTTTCCAACACAGCAGAAATAGGACAACGTATATATGTAGTATATGGTGTTATGCTAGCGCCATCTATGGTATTATCTGCCACCGTGCGATCGTACATCACAGCCACTAATGTAGGTGGATCGTGATGAAATTTGATGAGTTTTGGGGTGAAGGAGGAGGATGTCTTAGTGGTGATACTCTTATACAGACACCATTAGGATTAATACCCATACAAAATATAAAAACAGGGGATGAAGTATTTTGTTTCTCTCCCGAAAATAAAATATCTATCAAAAAAGTATTATCTACAAACATTCACCACGACCAACAAGTATTTAGATATACCTATTGGGGTGGTTATGTAATAGCAACTCCAAATCATGCGTTCTATACAGAACGTAATTCTTTCAAAGAAATTGGTAAATGGAATATAGACGAATTCTTTATTGACAAATATTTAGAATACAGACCGTTACTAAAGGTAGAAGAAGAACTAGAAAGAACCACTGTGTACAATTTTGTTGTAGATGACTACCATACATATCTTGTAGGCGAACATGGTATTTTTTCTAGTAACGGTGGTGGCGGCAAATCTAAAAACCCTGACGTAGATCCTGATACGGCACTCAGTTCTGCAAGAGCCGTAGTAGTAGAAGCTTTATCAGAAGGTCCAATAGAAGGCTTATTAGAAGGCGATCGTTCTATTTATTTGGATAGAACGCCTGTAGGTAATAGTGATGGTAGTAAAAACTTTACGGGCTTTAAGTGGGATAGTAGAAATGGTACAGGTTCACAAAGACTATTAGATGCCACCGTTAAAGAAGGACTTACATCTGAAACCAGTGTTAATACAGAAGTAAAATATAATATACCTATTTCAAGAACTTTCACTGTTAGTGATATAAGTTTTGTAAGAGTTAGACTAGCATTTCAGGTACAACAATATGAAGAAGATGGTGACGTAGTTGCGAGTCGGATGGCGTTCAGAATACAATTAACCGATATTGGTGGTGTTGCAACAGTTCATTCCGACGATCGCACAGTAAAATTTTCTAGTGCTACAGAATTTGAATACAATATACCGATCGCGTATACAAATTTTTCAAGACCTATCACTATAAGAGTAGAAAAGTTAGTACAAGAACCAACACCTAACAGTAATTTACAGAATACTATTCAATTTGTAAGTTACACCACTGTCGTAAATGATACCAAGATAAATTATGCTCATACGGCTGTAGTGAGCGCTGAGTTTGACGCAGAACAATTCTCTAGTGAACCACAAAGAGGGTATAAGATCGGTGGTAGGACTGTAGCCATTCCTAGTAATGCTGTAGTTAACGACACAGATCGCGGCTTGGACTTCAGTGGGATATGGGATGGTACTCTTTATGAGCCACCCATAGCGACATCTGATCCGGTGTGGCAGTTATATGACATTCTAACTAATAGTCGTTATGGTTTAGGTAAACAGATAGATTCTTGTCAGGTATCCTCGTATGATCTATATGACATATCTAGATATAATAATGAGTTTGTAACTAATGGTTTTGGTGGTACAGAACGTAGATTTAGATGTAATACTGTACTTCAACAAGGAGAAGCCGCACATAAAGTATTAGAAGGATTTTTGAGTGCTTGTAATTCTCATTATTATTGGGATGGCACATGCTTAAAATTCTGGCAGGATAAACCTAGTGATGTTATTCAACAATTTACTAATGCTGATGTAGAAAACGGTATGTTCAGTTACTCATCAACTGATATACAAACAAGATATTCAGTCGCTTATGTAACATGGAATGATCCAGATGATTACTATAGACAAACAGTAGAATCAATAGAAGTACAAGACGCTCTTAAAAAATTTGGTTATAGAGAAACTGATTTTGCAGCTTATGGATGTACATCTAGAGGTCAAGCCTATAGACAAGGACGTTATCAGGTTTATTCTAATTTCCTAGAAACAGAAACCGTATCCTTCAAATGTAGATTAATTGGGCTTTTTGTACGACCTGGTGATATTATAAACGTCATAGATTGGAAGAGATCTAAAAAACGTTATGGCGGTTTGATAACATCAGCTACAAGTACAACGATAGAATTAGATCAAGAAATAATATTACCAAATGCGTCAGGTTATTCTATAACTTGCACCATGCCAGATTTAACAATAGAAACTAAGACGATTAGTAACGGGGCAGGTTCTACGGATACCATACAAGTATCAACTCCTTTTACTACAATTCCGCTACAAGAATCTAACTGGTTTATAGACGTTATAAATACAAAAAAATATAGAGTACAAGTAATAAAAGTAGACGCTGAAGACAGTGGTTTGATAGAAATTCTGGCTACCGAATATCGAGAAGACAAATTCAATATAATTGAAAATGGATGGGAGTTAGAATCCACAGAAAAAGAAGAAGAAATTCCTGTTATACCACCACCACCTATAAATTTAGGTGTCGGTTTTGTAGAACAAAGCGCTAATGTATTTAAATTAATAGGACGATGGAGTAAACCCGAAACGGGCGGATCTTTTATAACTTCTTATCAAGTCCAATGGAAACGAGGTGCTACGGGTTCGTGGTCGCCCATATTGTCGGTGTCTACTAGTGAGTTGATAATAGAAAATCTGTCTAGTGGCACTTACTATATCCGTGTAGCAAGTGTCTTACTAAATGGTGGTATAAGTCAATATGTAGAATCATCCCCCGCGATCGCAGGTGCCACACAGAATCTATATCTATCTTTTAACAGACGTTTAGGTATAATCGCAGCATGACACAATTCAAACAGTCTTTAATAAGCTTAGATCAATCTAGTGACGTTTATATATACATATTGAGGGATTTTAATCCTGATAATCCATTCGATGTATTTCGCTTCTCTAATCAACAAGTTTCTTGGGGTGGTAGCATAAGTTTAATCCCTGTTACACATAAGACAATAGAAATTACATCTACTGGTCCTGTACCAAGATTAGAAATCAATGTTGGCGATCCTAATGGTGTTATATCAAATTTAATTGACTCTGTAGATGGACTAGAAGGTTCTTCTCTAAAAATAATAAGAACAAAATTTAGATTCACAGATGGTGGATCTACACCAGATTCTACTGCAAAGTTACAAGAAATAGATTACATAATAAGTAGAGTAATATCTTATGAACCTTGGATGCAAATAACATTTGAGGGCTCATCGCCATTAGAATTCGGTCAAGCTACTTTACCTAGTAGATATGCACTGCGATCTTGTGTGTGGGAATATAGAGGCCCTGAGTGTGGATATACAGGAACGAATATGTTCACGTTAGCTGATCAAGCTACAGCAGATCCCACAAAAGACGAATGCGGTAAATCAATAAGATCTTGTAAACTACGTTTTGGTAATAATCTTCTATTGCCAACAAGTGCCTTTCCTACACTATCTAGGAGATAATCTCCATACAGAATGTAAACGTCCTGTATGCCATCTAGGACCGCTCCATAGGTCAACACGGCTGAAAGTACCCGATTCTAACGTGTGTAATATAGTAGCATAACGATCGCTTGTAGCAGATTCTACAATTACACCACTATGATTGGCTACACGACTACCGAACGATCGCATTAGTACGATATCCCCTTTTTTAGGGGTTTCAGTATTAACTTGTGTCAGCCCTGGATGATTTAGTAATAGATCGTAATACATTCCATCCTTACTACTTTTACTAGCTTCTTTATACCAATCATCGCCCAACGGTCTTGGATAATCAGTTATATCAAAATTAAAAAACATTTTATAATACGCTCTTATGAGCCAAGCACAATCAGCTCTAGCCCAAGAAAATGGTACATTTAATAGATAATCTAAGGTGCCATAATTATCAGGTTCTCTTAATGGATAAGGATATATATAGTCAGCATCAAACATATCCCACATATCAAATGTAGTGTGATACATAATATAGGGTATTTGATGAGATCTAGATTGTTCGATGTCTCTTAATGACAAATACCCAGGTGTGTATTCTGTATTGTGAGAATGATAGATCGCTATAATATCGTCTTCATAGCGATCAAATGATTCTTGTTCTGGTATAAAAGAATCGTTTGGTTTTTCAGATATGTTAGTAACAGGAATAACTGATAAATCTTTCAATACGAAACCGCAACGTTCATTATTAACGTCGATCGTACAATCCCGAACGATCGCCTCTTTAACGCGATCGTTCAATATATCGCTAGGTTTCATTAGTTTCAATTCTCCTTAGATCACGTTTTACGAGGGTAGGCTAATCCCGATGTAGGTCTAACAGATCCACCAGTATTTACAGGATTACCACTTTCTATGGTTTTTACAAATGGATTAGTTAGAGGATTATCGATAGAGGATTGTATGTTACCTATTGGGGTTACAGTACCTGTAGCGATCATAGGTCTTATGTCTGAAGTTTCAAGACTGACAAAAGGGCCACTCAAGATAACAAGATTGGGATTATTTGACGCGGCTATCCAAGTCATTATGTTGTCTCCACTACCCAGTTACGTTGAGATACACCGTAAAACACTCTGTTATTGGCTGCATAATAACCACCAAAGTTAAACGCTGTATCAGAGGTAATCCACAGTTTTGGGTGCGCCGGGTAAACAAGTCTATTACTTGCGTTTTGTCCTCCGGTATAGCTATTAGAAGATGTAATAAAGGGAATTCTACCTATAGAGTTCGTAAAAGGGTGAGAATCAACAGAACCAATACCCTGCAAAGCAACATTAGAGGTTAGATCAGGATTCTGAAAAATACCATAATAAGAACCGCCATCATCAGCTTCTACAGCCCAATTACCGTTAGTATCTTTGAATATAGCAATGACATCTCTATACGGCGTATTATTTGCCATATTCCAGCCAAGAATAAAAAATTCTTGTCCGGGATCGGAAGATGAAGCAATAATAAATTCAGCAGCAGCACCTGATATATACCAGCCAATGCTGGTACGAGATGAAACTACATTAACGATTCCGCCATAACCATCATTCGTGGTATTGTCAGTCCAGCCCGATATAGGAAACAACTCACCTCTTGCACCACTAGTATTATTACCTGATGTGATAATACTAGCGAAATGAAACATAAATCCAGGTTGTATTCCATCAGCAAAACGAATCACCCAACCTACCCTAGTACCTGTAGAACTAAGTGGATTTCTTAAAGCCGTAACTTGCTTCGAGGCGTTGACGCTATTTGCATTTACGGCTGTAATCCATGAATTTAATTTTGCATCTATCTGTAATGGCGCATTAGCAGCGTCTGTTGATTTCCAGTTATAATTTAACGCTGAAAATAATTGATATTCTACTGATACAGGCATTAGTTAAACCTCACTCCGTTTATAGTCACAGCGATCGTCTGTGTCGTAGAATCAGTATTTTTTAGACGAAAGAATACATTTGCAGAAGCCCAATAGTTAACAGTAGGTGTAAGAGATACTGTAGATGATCCTGTAAAGATAATATCAGCTAAAACACCGCTACTAGGTTGAGGATCTGCTGTTATTAAACGGGCGTTATCAGCCGTTCTAGCCGCTTCACTAATATACGCTGTTAACCACGCCTGTTTGTTTGATTGAATAGTAGTAAATATACCAGCACTACCTAAATTCAAATCAAAATTACTATTCGATCCCGCAGCTAAAGATGTAGCTATATGTTGACTACTGAACGATAAACTAGATAGTTTCTTCCACCATCCTGTAGCAGGATTATCCGTTGGTCTAAAATCGCCTGAGGTAGCCGTAGTGTCAAATACTACCCAGAATCTATTACCACTACCGTCATTCAGTAATAATCGCGTATAACCATCTGCACGATCGTCTGCTCCAATACCTACTAAGGTATTTACATCTGTGATGGTGTAGCCTACTGACGGTACAGGCATTAGGTACTTCTAGTAAAATAATACAACGATTGAAATGGATATTGAATATTGGCGGTTAATGTTTCATCTGCCGCCCAAGACCAGAACCCGATCAAGTTGTTACTAGCGTCCGTTAGAACAGCAAATCTGAATGTTAAATTGCCTGTAGGCGTCAAGGTAACATCATTGAAAGTAACGCGATGATGATTAGATCCTGAGTTCCAAGCTGATGCCGAAACGACCAACGATAGCCCTCCAGCAGGATAACCACTACCAGACAACTCGTTTGCGATCGCCGTACTTGTGTTTGTATAGTTAGCGGCACTTGTACACAGTCTTATCTTACCACCAGCACTAGCTGCTGTAGCACCATTAAATAATAGATTAGCCTGTCTAGCAAGACCTGCTTGAAAATGTGTAAATCCAGTTGGTTGAGCCATTTTTTATTTATTTTCGACTAATCCTATACTACTATATGTTTAGAATTTTGTAAAAGTTAATGTATATAGTGAAATAGCTACTGAGTTGTGGATAGGTCATTCCAAATCGTAGTATCTATGGAATTCCAACCGTCGAAGGTCATAGAGTTCCAATATTCTGTAATCGTTACCACAGAAACAACAGCAGTGGATTCGTTACCGCCATTCAGATAATATACAACACCTGAAGGTTCACCCAGTACGATGTTAGCGCTCGATTCTATGCCTATATTCAATTCATAGGGTGGTGTGATACCTTCTCCCAATGACAGTACACTACCAGACTCAGATCCAGAGAATAATAAGAAATAACCCGGAGTAACAACTACAGCACTACTTTCGTCACCAGCAATGAGGACATACGTTTGTACAACTACTTCACCTGCTATTAAAGAAGCTCCGTTTTCGTTACCAGTAAAGAGTGTATAAGGTTCAAATATACCGTTCTCTAATCTTAAATTACCTGAACTTTGTACACCAGCGTTTAGTGAATACGGATCTATTAATCCTAAGAAGGCACCAGATTGCGATCCGTTGTATAATAAATAAATAGACGGTGCTTCTAAAATTAAATCAGCAGAAGATTCTGAACCTGCCTCCATTCTATATGGAATATCTGTAGGTATCCATCCAGGGCGGAATACCTCACTAAAAGTAGCTGAAAATTCCCATACATTTAATGCAGTCCATCGCCAACTCCAACTGCTACATACAAAAAGACCGCAGTAATCGTCATTATACGGACGAAATACAAACGGTTTACCTCTATTAGATAATAAAAAATCGTTTATTTCATTTCTATCTCTTAAAACACCTTGTAAACTAAATGT